AACTGTAAACCTATAACTTGCACATAATCCATAAAATAGCTATAGCACCTCTTGGATATATACCTGGGAACCATAGTCTGGCTAAAACCCTTGGCTCAGGTAACGAGATCTAGGTATAACCTATACCCAAGCCTACCCTAAGTTGAGATCGTCGTTTATAAGCCATTTAAATGCGTTTAAGAAACATGTGTAAGTGTAAAAATTTGTAAAAACTTGACAAGTGCAATAATTTGAGGTAACATATGCCAAAAGTACTAGAACAGAAACTTATGAAAGAAGCCAAAGCAAGAGGCTTAGGAAAAGAACGATCAAATGCCTACGTATATGGCACTCTTAGAAAGACAGGATGGACACCGAACCGTTCGGCCAAGAATCATGAAAAGAAAGTCTGTATGGCCGACTACGAAAAGAAAGGCTGTTAAGTTCGGCCTTTGGTTCAGTCCTATATTTTATGGGCGAACTAATTAAAATAGCAGAATACCTCCAAACCAAGTACTATCCCCAATATTGTTGGGTAGAAGAAAGGGTACGCTTTTCTCCGATATATACTGATATTTACTTAGGTTTTTTAGAAGATGGACACGGATATTCCATGCTTCAATAAAAATATTTTAAAAAAAACTTGACAAAGTCATTTCAATATGGTATATTTATTATTAGGTGATTAAACCACACGGGAGTCCGCATAATCGGGCACTGTCCAACCAGTTCTCACGCGGCTCCCTTCACCCCACCCCACAAACTATATATGAGCATGACGCCAGTTTTCGAGAAGTTTTATCAGGAACTTCAAGGATATATAGAATCCAACAAGTCCTCAGACTATATCGAAACATTTTTTAAAGAGAAGTGCGTTGAGATGGGTCCTTATGAAAGACTCAATAATCTCTATCGCATACGTCCAAAAAGACCAGTAATCGGTGAACCTTCCCGTTTACAGTTCTTTAGAATGAATAAAATGCAAGATCATTATTGGCGCAATCGCACCAATCGTGATCTAATCTTAAAAATGAGGCAAGGAGGCGTAACTACGTTTTCTTGTCTTTTAGGTTTAGATAAAGCACTTTGGGAACCAGGAACACACTCTGCTATCATGGCCCATGTCAGGGACAATGTTAAGAAATTTTTTAGAATCAGTAAAACAGCATTTACACAATTTCAAAAAGATTGGGGTGCTTTCTACCCGGTAACGAATACCAGAGATAATATCTCGGAATTGGGAATTAAAGAAACCGGATCTGAACTAATAGTCTGTACGGAATCAAAGGGATTAACTTTAGATTTCTTGCACATCTCTGAAGCTGCATTCGTTGAGGACTCTCGAATATCTGAATCGATTGAGTCAGTGCCCCTTTCGTGTCAGATTATTATGGAAACCACTCCCGACACAGCATCGGGTATGTTCTATGACCTGTGGGATCTTTATTTTAAAGGCGATCCCTGTCTATATAAAGGTCATTTTTATCCTTGGTGGTTTCAGTACCCCGAAGAAGAAGATTTACCGCACCTAATTCCCGCTAAAGATTTTAGATTTACCGATAAAGAAGAAGTGTTAGTAAAACAACACGAACTGACCAAAGAACAAATTCTTTGGCGAAGACTGAAAATTTCGGAGTCTGGTGGAGATGAAGGAGAATTTTTACGAAAATATCCTGAAGATCCTATGACTTGTTTTCTATCGGGATCTAATTCAGTATTTTCTGCGGAAGTACTTGCAGCTTTGTGGAAGAATGAACGAGTCCCTTCATTCATTGGGGACATAATTCTATTATGAAATTAAAGCTTATTAGTCGCGATCCAGGAAAGGGCTTACGAGATTTTTGTGGTCTTCGCATTTGGCAGAAACCAAAGGAAGGCAGTGTCTATGCAATCGGAGTCGATGTGGCAGAGGGCGTTGGTGGTGATGCTTCGTGCATTAGTGTGCTTGATTGTTGGACAGGTTTGCACGTGGCTAGCTATTGGAGTAATCTTATCGATACCGATAACTTTGCTGTGGAAGTCTACAAAATTGGTAATTGGTATAATAGAGGGTTTGTCTGTATAGAGGCTAACAATCACGGGCACGCGGTAATCAGCAACCTAAGTGGGGTAGTAGGTGGCCTTGCTTATCCTAATCTGTATAAACGAGTCAAATATGATGAATTTACACAAAAACGAAGTAAGGTCATTGGATTTGATTCGAAACAAAATACAAAGCCTTTTTTAATTGAGAATCTTAAGTCTGCTTTAAAGCTGGGAGATTTGGTTACATTCGACCGTTATACAATTCAGGAATTAGGCAATTTTGTTCGAGATGTTAAGACTGGAAGACTTGGCGCTAAAGGCAATGCACATGATGACCGAGTTATGTCAATTGCACTTGCATGGGAACAGGCTAGGCTTATACGAGAGGGCCAGAAGACAACACATGATAGCGATTACCCACAAATGAGATTTGATCCACACACTGGATTTCCTTTAGCTGACTCTTATCAGGAACCAGAACAACTTTTTTAAATAGAATACTTTATGGCACGAAAGAAAAAAGACATTACAACTGATAGCGAATCCAAGTTGGACTCAGAATCCTCTGAGGCACAGGAGGAGCGTGCTGTCCATACTGTCACTTCTAGTAAGAAGGAATTTTTAGAATTTTATGAAGAGAAATTAAAGACCTTTAATTATTTTGATCGTCTCTATATTAAAGGTGCTGCAAAAACAAATGTTCCCTATGGTCGTGCTAACCTTGAACTACCTCTAGCATTTCAGCAAGTTGAACCGTTTGTATCTCAAATGACCGAAACGATGGTAGGCGAAACACCATATCTTGCATATTCAGGTCGTGGTCCAGAAGATGATGAAACTGCTGAAGAAATTACTAATTTTACTCAATATCAATTAGAATGTGGAAATTTTTTCCCCACCTGGGTTTCATGGTGCCGTAATTTAGGTAAATATGGTACGGCCGTCATGAAGGCTAATTGGGAAGTTGAGTCCGTTGAAATTACATCAGAGCAAGATATAACTGTTCAAGGCATTAATCCTCAAACTGGACAAGTTGAGGAAATTACAAAAACAATTACCGACACACAAGATTATGATAAGCATGACGGACCGATGTTCTATAATGTGTCCCTGTTCGATTTTTTTGTTCCTCGCTCTGCAACATCCTCGGATGTTCAAAAAATGTCATGGGTAATTCACCGCACATATAGAACATTAGATCAATTACTTGATAATCCGAACTATGATCGAAATACAAAATGGATTAAAAAGTTAATTGCCGAACGCGACGAAGACGACATGGATACATCAACTTCCGTTGGTTCAGGCATGGAAGAAGCAAAGAGAACAGAGCAAAGTCAAAAAAACTCCTCAAAAGGAAATAAGAAGTACGCAGGTAAGGTAGAAGTATTGGAATGGTGGGGAGACTTTAAGTTTAAAAAATCGGAACGCGCAAAAGCTGCATTAATTGTTGTTGCAATCATCGAGAATGAACATATTTTGTTACGTCTTGATGAAAATCCATTTAAATTTAAATTTAAACCTTTTCTAATGTCCAATGACTACCCTATTGAAGGCGAGCCATATGGATACGGAGAATTGCACCACATTAAAGGACTTATTGAAGAATCCACAGCTCTTAGAAATGCTCGACTCGATGTTGCAAATATTTCCCTCAATAGAGTTTGGCTCGTTGAACGGCAAGCTGGTGTTAATCTTAGAGAACTCTACACAGCTCCCAATAAGATCATCCTTACCAATGATTTGAATGGTATTCGTCCAATGGATATGGGCCAAGTCACGGCCTCCAGTGTTCAGGAACTTGCACGCATTGACTTTGACATTCAGAATACTACCGAGATTATTAATCCTCGTCAAGATGTATCAAACGTTGGAGCAGCCTTTGGGTCTACAGCTACAGGCGTCAATTTCTTAGCCGGTAAATCAAATCTTCGTCTTCTTACAAAGGCTCGGTTACTTCAAGATACATTCTTCCGTCCTTTAGCGGATATGCTGAATTGGTTTAACCGCGATCTTGTTACTGATGATATGTATTATCGTGTTTCTGGTGAGGATAATAAAAATCCATATCGCACTATTTCTCCTGATGCGTTCTTAACTAGAGTTGATTATAAGCCATCCTCTTCCCCGGATAAATTGAGTTTATCCCAGAGACGGGATAATATGTCCTATCTTCTTCAGACACTTGCACAAATTGAGAAAGTTTCACCCGGAACAAATAATTGGCCAGAACTTTTGAAGGACATTCATAAGTTAGCCGGTCATCCGCATCCAGATAAATATATATTACCAGCACAGACTAAAATATTCCAGACCCCCCAGGGGCAAGTCTTGGATAATAAAGGACAACCTGTGCAGGTAGTTCCAGTGGACGAACAAGGACAGCCCTTGTCTGATCCACAATCACCGCCTGCAATGTAGGAGATACCATGGAAAACTCTGAGGAGTTAGGGGAGATTGAAAGTCTTCGCCAAAATGCCATGCAATTAAAAGAAGTAGCCGAAATGATACAACATCCCGGTTGGAAAATTGTTAAAAAACATTTCCAAAGAGTGGTACAGGCGGTTAGTGACCAACTTGATATTGAAGAGAATTTTCAAAAAATAAAACGATTACAGGAGCGGAAACGCGCCTATCGAGCCATGTTAGAGACTGTGGACGCACTTTGTGAAGAACATAGTGAAGCCATCTTAAGACTCGAAAGCATGGAACTAGAACAACAAGAAAGAGACCAATTCGGTTTATAATCGAAGTCTCAAGGAGAATAAAATGAGTGATAATCCTGAAATGGAAGCCACTTCTGAGGAAGTGGGAACTTCGGAACAAGAACAGGAATCCAATAATATTGAAGTCTCAGAGAGTACTGAGGAAACTTCACAGGAAGCATCTTCTGAACAAGAAGCAGCTCCACAAGAGGAGTGGTTAATTCCAGGTCGGTTTAGGAAGGGCGAAGAAGCGAAGCTGGCCGAAAGCTATCGGAATATGGAAGCCGAATATTCTCGAAGAGCAAATGAACTCCACGCCTTGCGTCAACAGGCAAATCAACCAAAGGTTGATCCTGAAGAACGAACACGCCGATTCGCCGAGGACGTAAAAGCAGACCCAGTTCAAGCTATCGAAAAAATTGTTGATAGCAAGACTAGACAGATTGCAGAACAAGTCGAACAGGCTAAGTTCGAAGCAGAATTTCAACGAAAGATGAGCAATAAAGAATTTGCTGAATTAGAACCAGTAATGACAAATATTGCCACACAACTTTCGCCCATGCTTACACCAGAACAGAAACGTGATCCACAAATACTCGATTGGTTATATTATATTGCCAAAGGCGTAAAAGCCGATGAGTCCGTAAGACAAGCAGAAAAGTCTGGGGTGAGAAAAGGTGAGAAATCTGCTATTAAAAAGAGCAAAGCTATGGTCGAAGGTTCTTCCGGTTCCCAGGGTCATACTAAACGTCCTTTCGAAAATTTATCACGAGAGGAAATGAGGAAGGAACTCGCAAAGGGGCGACTCCAGGACTAACTCTCATAATACAGGAATGACAAAATGGAAACGACCGTCACACTTGCCAATAACCTTCATACCTACTATCACAAAGGTTTGCTGGACACGGCAAAGAAAAATTTAAAACTTTGGTCACTTGGGAAGCAGAAGCTTCACCCCAAAGGAAATGGTGTTGATTCATATATGCTTAAATTTGGGCATGTTGCTTCAAGCACTTCCGAATTAACCGAAGGTGTTGTGCCTTCTTCTGCTAGCATTGCAACTAATAAGTATACTGTCACTGTTAAACAATATGGTCAACATATTCTGTTAACTGACAAACTTATTATGACAGCTATTGATCCTGTTTTGGATGATGTTGCGGAGGAATTAGGTTACACCGCTGCTCTATCGACAGATAATATCATTCGTGATCATTTGATTGCCAATGCTACTTCTAGCATTCAGTATACGTCTACTGCTGTATCAGATGCTACTGTAACGGGAACTATGACATTTGTTGCACGTGATGCTATTAAGGCAGTTCGTGAATTGGATGCTCAGGATGCTCCTTCTATTGATGGAGATTATGTTTGGGTTGTCCCTTCTCGTGTTGCACAAGACATCATGGCAGATACATCTGCTGGTGGATTTATTGAATTGAATAAGTATGTTGCAGGTTTAGCCGATAAACCTCTTAATGGCGAAATTGGTAAAGTTTATCAAGCTCGTGTTGTTAAGAGTAACGCTATGACTTATGCAACTAACGGTAGCTCCGTGAATGTGTACCGCACATTTATGCTTGCTAAGGATGCTTTTGCTTGCACCTCCTTTGATAAGGATCATATTGATCTTATCGTAAAACAGGTTGGTTCCGCAGGTACTGCTGATCCTTTGAATCAAATTGCAACTGCGGGTTATAAACTGCAATTCGGTGTGAAGTATGTTGGTGGTTCCTTCTCGAACCATAATGGTGCTTCTCCTGATCTTTGCATTCAAGTTCGTGGTGCTGCTACTGGTGGTTAATCGATTGGGGACGGGCTTTTCTCGTCCCCTTTCTAATAATCCTCAGGATAATATATGAATGGATGTACAACTAAAGATTTT